GCACTACGTTTGGATGCAGCAACTGATTTGTCACGGTCAACAATAATATTAGCTCCTTCAACTTTGGTCATTGCATTCTGAGCAGCATTAGCCACCTTGGCATTTGCTTGAATGACAGCAATCTTCTTATCACGTTCTGCCTTAATAGCTTCCTGCCCAAGAGCACCGAAGTCAGTCTTGTTCTCAGATAACGCCGCACGTGCTTTAAGGTTCTTTCTAACAGAAGCCTGTCCAGCAGCAATATAATTATTGACGTTAGCCATATTACTTTCAAATAAGTTAACTACATTCTAACTTTGTAGAATAAGAAGAGATATAGCTAAAAGCGCAGATGGCAACGAATACAGGCTTATTTAATTTTCAGTCCATCATGAACCAATTCTATAATTGGAGTCCTGATGCAGACGATACTGCGGGTCAAGCACTGAAGAATACTTTCTTGGCAGATAATGTTCAGACCGTGCTGAACAACCAGATGGCAAAGGATTTGGCATACACCAATGCTGAGATTGCGACTGGTCAAATGACTGATGCTGCAAAGCTTGAGTTAGCAAACACTTCCATAATCATGGAAGATGAGTTTAACTACGGCATGCAGAAGATGGGTGCTGAGTATGATTATCAATCTAAGTTTGCTGTCGATGAAGCAAACCGTGGACTTAACGCTGCAGCACAAGCGGGTGATATCCAACAAGGTCAGACTAAGTTAGAAGGTGACCAGAACAGACTAAATATTGCAACACAGGGTAGAGAAGAGCTCAAGCAGATTAATGCAACTGGTGATGAAGCGGTTCGTCAGGTAAATACTCAAGGCAATGTAGATATCAATAAGATTGGTGCACAAGGTCAAGTAGATAAAGATAAGATCAATACACAAGGAAATGTAGACTTAAGCAAAATTGGAGCTCAGGGTGACCAAGATGTCCGTAAGATTGATGCTCAAGGTTATATGGAACAAGCACTGACTAAAGTAAAAGGTTCAGAAGACCGTAAAACAATCATCGGTCAAGGTGACCAAGATGTTCGTAAGATAGGAGCAACAGGTAGTGAGGAACGTAAGAACATGATGCAACAAACAACGGAAGAAGGTAAAACAGCTGCAAGGCAGAGTAAGTATGCACGTGGCTTAGCAGGAATGTTCTAATGACTACTTCGACTGCAAAAGGTTCAAAGGTCTACCTAACGTATGTAGACCAATGGCTGGATACACTTCCAGCATCAGAGAGCGAAGAGTTCAAAGAGTTTGCTGAATACACTCCATCAATTATTGAAATTTGGGTATACGCAGGCATACTTGGATATCCAGGCACATTCAATGACCTATCTAGGTGGGTCAAAATGAAGTATAAGAAACTGAACAGGCGTGAAATCCTTAACAGTGAGATTGCTGCACTACACAGTGATATTCAAGAGTTGCGCATGGCAGTGACATCCGGTGAAATCAAAGGTGACAACGGTGCTGCGCGCCTAGCGGCGCTAGAGAAAGAGCTCAGGTCACACATCGAAGTCAGTGAGCGTATCAATCGTTCTACCGATAAGCGTGGATTAATCCTTGCTGGTGCTGACCGTGTGATGCGTGAACTAACAAACATCTTTAAAGATGACCCCCAGTTTGCAGAACCCATCGATAATGCAATGAATGCTGTATGGGCAAAAGTCTATAGCGAGGTAAGCAACTAATGATGATACCTGAAATACCAGAATTACCAGAGATTAGGGAGCACAGTACACGTGCCATACGTCTACGTGGAATTATTCAAGCGCCTCTGCCTGGAATGCAAAGAGTAGACTTATCTGACTACTATGCCGTTGACCCACGTATTGAGGAAAGACGTAGGTTTCAAGAAGCAATAAGGATTGCCTATGAAATTACACGTAGACAGAATAGAATTCAAGCTGCTCGTGCATCTTATGCTGACCGAATGTTGCAGTATCAGGCGGAACGCAGACGTGGGTGGTGGCGTTAGACTGTAAACACTATTAGATGTTTATATGGCAGTCCCAAGTGTTGCTTTAGCTTATAGAAGAACGGCATTAATGAATGCCACTAAAGTAACAGTAAAACCACCATCACCTGAAGTATTAAAAGCAAGAGATAACTTTCAAGATTTCTGCGTATTAATGGGTAAGAAGCCTGCCTACCATATGTTGGAGTGGCACGCTGAGTTATGTACAGGTGTAGATAGTGAATGTCTGTTAGGTATTGGTGGACCTAATACAGCAATCCTTGCCCCAAGGGGTTCAGCCAAATCTACAGTCCTTGGATTGTTTGCAGCATGGATGATTGGCAGACATACCGCAGCAAAGAAGATGTTGCGTATACTATATATTGCATACATGGTTGACATCAGTAGAGCCAAAAGTGCAACTATCAAAGGTATTTTGACAAGTAATAAGTACCGTGAAATCTTCCCGATGGTGAGATTATCAAAAATTAAACGTTCAGATGAATACTGGAGTATTGACTATGAGTTTGCAGGAATTGATACAGCAGGTGAAGAGGCGTTTACCATTGCGTGTGGAGGTCTCAAAGGAGCCATTACTTCAAAACGGTCACAATTGGTGCTTATCGATGACCCTATTAAATCCGCTGCGTCCATTAACAACCCAGACATTAGAAGGGAGATGGAGCAAACGTGGTCCAATGTCATTGCACCTACTATGTTCCAAGGAGCACGAGCTATATGTTTGGGAACTAGATTCCACTTTGATGATATCCACGCAACACTTTTTGTTCCCAAGAACAACTGGAAACAAATTATCCAGAAAGCCGTCATAACAGACGCTGAAGGTAGGCAACGTTCGTATTGGCCAGAGTTCTGGTCAATGAAGTACTTGAACGAACGCAAGATGGAGAACCGTGTTGCATTCGCATACCAGTATCTCAATACGGCAGTTCAATCAAGTGACGTTGGTATCTCACCAGACCTAATTGTGAAAGGCGAGGTCCCAGAAGATTATGACTGCTTAGGCGTAGGCATTGACCTTAGTGCTGGCCTAAACGAGAAGAACGATTGGACTGTCTTCACGTTAGGTGGAATCAAGGACGGAAAGATATTCCTAATTGACCAACGTAGGGTCAAGAGTATGGGAAACCTAGAGAAGATGGATACGTTATGTGAAATGCTAGCTGACTGGAATGTGGTGCTTGAAAACGATGAGTGTCAATACTTCCCGACGATGTCACCGTGCATGATATGGCCAGAAGCTGTTGCATATCAGTCGTCATTTGAAGGAGACTTTAAGCGTGTCATGTTTGAACAGCGTGCCCTCTACAACTTAAGCTGTTCACCAGTCAAAGGATTTAAAGGTGACAAGCTAGCAAGATTACGTGGAGTTCTGGGCTTGTATGAGCACGGTAAGGTTGTGTGGAATAAATGGCGTAAGTGGAACATCCTTGAAGATGAACTCATCAACTTCGGGCATTCACCACATGATGATGCTGTCGATTCAATGGTGCTGACAATGGGAGGACTACTAAGGCGTGGTGCATTACATTTGGAATACAATGAAGGTTCAAGTAGTATTTAGTAAAAAATACTAATGGCCACTAATAATGACTACAACTTTAATCCAAGCAAGTAATTTCGATATTCGTTAAACTATTAAAAAGTTTAAAATTAATTGGAGCAATATAGATGAGTGTTATCTACGATCAGGGCCAGTCACCTTGGGATGATGGTACAGCTAATAGTCCTACCAAAACAATGTTCGGTGATCAGGACATCATTGCTAATAATAATGCTGGTGTCTCCTATGCCGATCAATTAGCTTTCTATGAGTCTAACCCTAGTCAGCAAGGTGGCGGAGGTATCGGTGGTAGTGTACATTCAAAGCTTGTAGCTGGTGCTGCTGCTGAAGCAGCAAATTCTAGTGGTGGAGGTGGCTACACAGGTGGAAGTGTAGGTGCTGGTGCTGGCAGATATAACCCACCAGCTGTGAACTTCAACCCAGGTGGCATCGACATGGGAGGCTCTGAACCATCATGGAGCAATGAGGACTTTATTCGTGGTCTGGCTAAAGAACGAGCTAAATCATTTACTGAAAGTAGTGGCACTAATCAGAACAGCAGTATTACTAATAACATTGAACAGAATATCGGTAACAAAGGTGACTGGGAAACCAATATTGGAGATAATAACACCATTAACAATTCTCTGATTGGTAATGATTATAGTTTAAACATGGGTAGCATCAACGTTGCTAACAATCAAAATCAGTTAGCCTTGTAGAGAGAACAAATGAGTAATTATAGGCTCGATCTAAACAAAATAAAAAACAACTTCAAACAATACCGAAACGATAAGCCTAATGAGGTGTATACAGGAGGTACCCCTAATTTTGATGAGAGGATTAGGAAATATATTGGCAAGGCGCCTGGTAAGGACGGTACTGGTATTGAATCTAACTACCAACCTGGCGGTAATTATGATCAAAAGAATCCACAAGAGTTCAAAACGAACTACTCTGATAACCTTAAAGAATATATGAACATTGGAGGTAACACTACTAATAACAGTAGTAACACCGCTGAAAATAATATTGGACAGAATGCTGGTAATAAAGAAGACTGGACAACTACTATTGGAAACAATAACGATATCAAGTATTCAAACATTGGCAATGATTACAGTGTAAACATTGCTGGGATAGGAGACGGGTTCAGCAACATGCAAGGTGCTGCTGCCTATACAGCACTAAACAATAATCAGCATGCAAGGTCGAGTAGTGAGGTCAATGGCCTAAAACGTGCTGCTCAAGCATCTGAACAAGCGACAGGTTTGGTTGGAGCTAAAGACCGTTCAGCCAATCTGTATAACAGCCTTGGTTATTCGCAGAACTACTGGAGACAGAAAGCTGATGCACAACAGAACTTCTACTTAGGAGATATCTATTCACAGCAAGCGCCTGAATTCCAGATGCCTGAATCCCCTTTTGACCCAATGGATAATGATACAACGAAGGATTCAGTGAATGACTTCAAAGATAGTCTTGATTAATCGATCAATCGCTAGACTAAATAAAGATATGAAGAAATAGAAATGTCGAACAATAGCACTCAGTTTCAAGAGATACTTAACGCAGCTAAAGAGAAAAGAGGTGACCTACCTGTAGACACAATGATTGTGTCATCTCATCTTGCTCAAATGCGTCTGTTTATCTTGAGACGTGGTGTTGAGTTCTTCTGCGACCAAGACTCGTATTCAGGACGACGTGAATTTATAAAAGGAGTTTATGAGAGCAATATGCTCGAAATGAAACTAGATAGTATTATTGACTATTTCCTATGTGACGGACAGGGATTATTCTATTTCAGGCCATCAGGCGATACATATCAAATTCTGTATTTTCCGAAAGAGAGTTATAGATGTTTCAGAGACCAGACAGGTGAAATTGAACATGTAGAGCTCATCTATACGTTTGCTGTAAAAGAGCCAAACATGATGGATGTATATGCCATTCCTAATAAGCGTGGTGGACGTAAGAAATATATCAAGCTGAAGGTCTATAAGGATCGTATTGAGCAAACAATCTCAAACGAAAAGATTGACTTTGAGAATGGCATTAATGCCATGACTATGCAGCAGCCAGGTCAAACAGAAGTGTTGAGCAACAGTCTTGGTTTTATTCCTGCAGTAGAAGTGTTTAATCACTTGGATTGCACTGGTGAGTCAACAGGCACAGGTGAGTTCGATTGGATGGCCAATCAAATCCTGTACCACGATGAGCTGGTGCGTAATGTCCGTAAGAACATGAAGTTCTTTGGTAGCCCCACACTGGTATCAAGCCGTCCACGGCACGACATCCTTGAGAGTGGTGATGAAGGTTCCATGCGACCAACTATCAGCTCACAGGCTGGGTTCTACGCAATGGATAGACCAAGCACACGCACAAGTCAACCAGGCTTTAGTGCTGGCATCGATGGACAAATAAAGGTTCCACGTGTAATTGCAAACCTTGAGCCAACTGACCGTGTGTCTTACATGACACCTGATGCTGTCAGTGGTGACCAGAACATGTATGTGAAGCAATACAGATCTGAAATCCGGCTTGCACTAGGTGGTGTTGATGACCTTGATTTCAACATGGCCTCGTCTGCTTATGAAATGAAATCTCTATATGGCAGGTGTGCTGCTACAGCAGAGAAGAAAGCAAAAGCTCTGTTTGAGTATGGACTATGTAAATTGTTTGCAATGATGATTCAGCATGAAGAATATTTGTTTGAACAATCATTTGCAACAGCCGTAGGTCTGATAAATCCAGAGCCACCGCTACAAGAACAATTTGAAGAGAAAGAAGAGTTTGAAAAAGCGCAGCTGAAGTATCAGAAAGATCAGAAAAAATTCCTTGATACAAGGGCAAAATTGTTTTCTGCTAGTATTGAGTCAGGTCGAATACCTAATGGGGTTACTGGTTTAATCCCAGATGGCAGCAGCAAAGTTAATTGGCGCTGGACCGGGGAGATTTTCGAAGAGGATTCTCAAGGCATTCTTAATAACAGTATTGTCGTCAGAAACCTACAAGAATTAGGTGTTGATTCTATTGAAGCACTTAAGTATCTCTTCCCTAGCAAAACTGATGAAGAACGTGCTGCCATGTTGACTGGATTCCCATTCAGGATGGTTCAACAATCTCAACAAGCTTTCAACACATTCATAGGGATGATTGGTCAGTTATATCAACTGCCTCATCCACAAATGCCCAATCAGCCATTAGCGGCTGACCCGAATCTTGATATCACAGGGTTCCTATATAGATCACTCGAATTTTTACGTAAGGAGTTAAGTTACAGTGGAAAGTACAAGCCCGATGATGGCGAGCAGCGCCCCAACAAGCTCAGCGACGCCGACCGTAAGCGCTCCCAGCTTGGCCTCCCAACCAGGGATCAGCGCTCCGTCCAGTTACCAGGCAGCACCTCAGGCACCTATGGCGCCACAGGCTCCAACGGGTTACCAGTC